CGCCAGTCGTCATAGGCAAGGGCACGTCATACGACGTCGGCTTCCACATTGCCAAGTGGATCGATCGCCCGGCGAAGGACGATGCGCCAGTTGTACAAGATCCTGTACAAGTATCGCCCGAGCCCGCACCCGCGCCAGCCGCGTCGGCTGGGGGAGGCAGCGACTTCGGGTTCTAACAAACGTAATAACGTGCGCGGCGCTACGGCGCCGCACGCAACAACGACGCAGTGAGAGTGAGCAAAAATGAGTGAAGCATATTTTGAGAAAGTGCGAGAAAGCGCCGTCAGCGAAATCCTGACAACACTAAAAGGCGCACGCAACGAGGCATTAAACAAGGCGGCATACGCATTAGGCCGACACGCGCACCTTGGCCCAGCCAACATCGACGCGGCGGTGTCAGAGCTGCACAGCGCGGCCAAGCAAATCGGCCTCAACGACATAGAGATTAAGGCGACAATCGGATCCGGCTTTAAGCGCGGCGGCGAAAACCCGAAGGTGCTTGAGGACAGCGACGCCGTGCCCTACAGCGCCAGTGAGTTCGATCGCCTCATCGGACGCCTCGCCGGCAAGGAAATGCTGGTGCGCGACGAGGAGACACGCCAAGACAAGATAAAGAAGGCGCAGGAGCAGTGGGAGCGCGCGGTGCCGATCTCACGGGAGACGACGGACGCGGTGCGCCCGGCGCTGCTGTACTTGAACTCACGCGGCCTGAGAGCGAGCACTGCGGTCGACACGGCGCGGTTCAGCCCAAACGTATACGACGGGCCCGCGATTATCTTCCCGGCGATCAACGAGGACGGCACGCTGCAAGGCGTGCAGGCCGTGCTACTCACGCCCGAGGGCAAGAAGCGCGAGCACAACGGCATCAGCAAATACTCACGCGGCGTCATCGCTGGCAATGTCATGCGCATTGAGGGAGACGCGCCAATCATCATGTGCGAAGGCCCAGAGGACGCGCTCAGCGTGCGTCAGGGCTGCGGAGACGCCGCGACGGTCGTCTGCACGTTCGGTAAGGCTGGCATGGCCTCGTACAACGTCCCACGCGCCTCAGACGTCACGATATGCGCGGATCCCGACTTAGACGTAGACAAGTGCGCCGAAGTCCTCGCCGGCGACGGCAGCACCGCCGTGCACGTCGTGCGCTTCGACACCCTCGGCGTCGAGAACGTAAAGGACGCCAACGACTACCTGCGAGAGGCTGGCGAGGAGGCGCTCAAGCTCGCACTCGCGCAGGCTAAGCCGGTCGAGCAGGCGAAACTCGAGGCGGCGGCGACGGAGCGTAACTGGCCGACGCCGTTCGAGCCAGTTGACGCGGCCAAGATACCAAAGAGGCGCTGGGTGTACGGGCACCACTACATCCGCTCATACGTCAGCGTCGTGGCCTCCGCAGGGGGCTTGGGCAAGTCATCCATGCAGATGGTGGAGGGCGTGTCAGTGGCGACAGGCAAGGCGCTGCTCGGCGAACCCGTGCACGAGACGTGCAAGGTGTGGATCGTCAACCTCGAGGATCCGATGGAGGAGATGCAGCGCAGAATGGCCGCCGTGATGCAGCATTACGGCGTCAAGGCGGACGACATCCGCGGCCGGCTCTTCCTAGACGCAGGGCGCGAGCTGAAGATGATCTTCGCCAAGCAATCGCGCGACGGCTTGGAAGTGGTCGAGGAGATCGTCGAGTACATGATCAAAGTAATCAACGACAACGACATTGGCCTCGTGTTCATCGACCCGTGGGTCGCGGCGCTCGGCCAGATCAACGAGAACGACAACGCGGCCATGAACGCAGCCGTGGGCGCCGTCAGAGCCATCGCAGACGCGACGGATGCCGCGATCGTGCTCACGCACCACATTCGCAAGCAGAACGGCGAGGACGCGACGATCGACAGCGTCCGCGGCGCCGGGTCACTCATAGGCGCAGCCCGCGCCGCGCGCGTCCTAAATCGCGTGTCAATTGAGGAGGCGATGAAGCTCGGCGTCAGCGAGAGCGAGGCGCGCGGCATCATGCGCGTCGACGACGGCAAGAACAACCTGTCACTCCCAGCGGATAAGGCGACGTACAGGCGCATGCTCGGGGTGCAGCTTCCCAACGAGGAATACGTCGGGGTCGCGGTCGAGTTTAAGCTGCCCGACTTATTCGACGGGGTCAAAGCCAAGCACGCACTCGAGGTGCAGCGCATCGTGGGCGCCGCGGAAGACAGTGGCGAGCCCATGAGAAAAAACGTCCAAGCGAAAAGCTGGGTGGGCGTGGCCGTGGCAGATGTGCTAAAGTTAGACATGGACAAGAAGCACGAGAAGGCGAAGGTCAAGGCAATCGTGAACAAGTGGCTCGAGACAGGCGTGCTCAAGGAGAGCGAGTGGAAGAGCGGGCGCCATGGGCGCGAGGTGCCAGTGATCATCGTCGGCGAGTGGATCAAACGCGAGGAGGCTGGGATATGACCAGTGCCAAAGAGAAGGAAGAGATCATGCGCGTCGTGTACTGCGAGGCGTGCGACATGTACGAGGTCGAGTGGAACGGAAGCAACAGCCGGTGCCAGCCGCTAGACAGCGACGAGAACGTGGCGGAGGCGATCAAGGTAATCGCCGATACCATGGAAGACTTGGAGCAGCTAGAAGAGGTGCTCGGGGCGTATCTGATGCGGGATATTATGCGTCCGCACTTGCCACACTAGAGGTGTGGAGACGTGTGGAACGTGTGGAAAATAAGCCGTAAAACTCTCCACCACACCTCTAGCGTATATTATACGCTAGTGTGGGGGAACGTGAGGGGCTTATGAAAGTAGGTGTGGAGGAAGTGTGGTGAAGGAGGGACGTAACCATGGCTAAGAAGAGTTACATTACTACGGGGAAGGCGAAGTCGCGGGGAAGAGATGCGGTTGGCAATATAAAGCCAGACGAGGATGCGCTGGTCATCAAGGCGGCTGTGTGGGGTCAGCTCGAGCCGTTGCAGAAGGTGAGCGAGGAAAAGATTAAGCGTTGGGGCGATCAATTACCGAAGTGCGTGCCGCCGGAAATGGCGGGGCGTTTCGAGGCGGCCTACGAAGCGCTCGAGGCTGCGGTACTGGCGAACGACGTCGTCGCGACCCACGAGGTGTGCGGGCAGCTCATCCGGGCGTGGGACGTGCTCGAGAAGGCGGCGTTAGCTGCGGGGCACGAGCCGCTCAAGGAGAGCGCTTGGTGCGTGCAGATGGAGGAGGGCGATATTATGTGCATCGCATTCCACGGGCACGCAGAGCTGCGGAAGAAGTATCCGCACTGGACAGTGTACAGCGTGGGCGACGCGTGCAGGATCCTACGGGCTGACTGGACTGCGTCATTCTTGGACAAGGCATACGACAGCTTCCCGAATGCGAAGTTAACGAAAGTCGTGTATAATGGCGAAGATAAAGCGCCAGTCAATTGGGACTTAGGAGGAGATGATATACCGTGGTAGGTGAAGTCGGAAAAGCGAAGATGGCGAACCTCGATGTGGTCACGGAGGACGTGATCCTCGAGCGCATCGCCAAAGGCGAACACGCGCAGGATCTGATGAAGGAGTACGACATCGGGAACAAGCTCTGGTATCGCTGGATCGATAGCGTCGAAGGGCGCAGGACGAGATACAACTTAGCGATGGCCGAAGCTGGCCACTTCTACGCGAACAGAGCTGTCAACACAGCGCAGTCAGCAACGCCTGAGACGGTGAACTTGGCGCGCCTGCAAGTCGACACGGACAAGTGGATGGCGGCCAAGAGGAACGCGGGATACGACACGAGGCAGCGTGACGTCGCGATCAACATCAGCGTGAACGACTTGCACGCGCAGGCCGCTGCGCTGCTCAACAACGTGATTGAGGGCGACGCTGTCGAGGTGCACGATGATGGCGATTGAAGGGCGAAAACACGCATCGGCGCGGCAACGCGTAGGCGCGCGTGCGCGTAATCGAACGAGCGTTCAATTGCAAGCGCTATCGTTTCCGCACCGCAGCGCAGACACAAGATGTTGTGGTTTGCGTCTGGCGCATAGCTTGGTCTTAGAAAAAAGCGTTATAAAGCAATGACTTATCAAAGTTTTAACATAATAGCTGTTATACGACTTGCGTTTAGCCATGCGCCTCGCGCATACCGGCGCCGAGCGGCCGCGTTTGACCCCCCCCTCGCAAAAGGCGGGCGGGTGCAAATGCTAATGACCTCC